GAAACTCTTTACCACCCAATTCAAAAGTATCTTTACCAGCTGCTTTAGCTTGCTGATCTTTAAAATGCATCACCCCAGCACCTTCTTTGTCCAAAGTTTTATTTTTTTCCTTGACTGGAAACGTTTTATCGCCTAATTTAAATGAATCTTTACCAGCTTTTTTAGCTTCAACATCCTTTAAATGCATAATACCAGCATTGTTTTCTTTATCTAAAGATTCACTAAATGCGTCTTGGAACAAATTCTTCATATACATTATTTACTACTTTTCTATTGAATTTCTATAAATCTACACTATTATAACTATATGTCAAAAGCATTAGTCATATTATCAGGCGGTATGGATAGTACCGTATTATTACATTATGTAACTAAAACACTTAAATACGATGAAGTATACGCAGTTACATTTAATTATGGTCAGCGGATTGCCCGAGAAATTGAATGTGCAAAGTTTCAAGCTAAAGCTTGTAATGTAAAAGAGCATAAAGTCATTAATATGGATTTCTTTAGAGATATTTCTACAATGTCTGCTTTAACTAATACAGACCTTAAGATACCAAAAGCTAAAGATGATGTTGGTAATGCTCAACCTTTAAGCTATGTTCCGTTCAGAAACTTATTACTACTAACAAGTGCAGCTGGTTGGGCCGAATCTATTAATGCACAAGACTTGTTTTATGGGGCAGTAGAAACCGATGACTTTAGCGGTTATTGGGACTGCACCTCAATATTTCTAAATAAGGTTAATGACATTTACGGTCTTAATCGCAAAAATACTATTAAAGTTAATGCACCGTTTATGCGCTATTCTAAAGAAGAAGTAATTAAGACCGGTATTGACTTACAGGTAGACTTCAGACAAACACACACCTGTTATGAGGGTACTGACCCAGCTTGCGGGGAATGTGTATCATGTGCAGCACGTATTAAAGGTTTTATTGACAACAAAGCTATTGACCCTATTAAATATTCACGTAATATACCATGGGAACGATACGACTGCAAACCTTTAACCTATTTAACATAACATGTGCGGCATAGCTGGTTCAAAATATAAAGATAAAGCTTTTAACTTGTACAAAGATAATCTTGCAAGAGGTTATTATAGTTCAGGTGCATTAACATTAGACTCTAATGATCAATATCACATACATAAAACTGAAGGTATTTTTAACGAACCTATAGACTGTTTTAACCCGCCGGGTATAGACACTCATGGTCGTTACTTTTTATATCATTCTCGTGGCCCTACTGTTGAAACAAAATCATTTGAAGCAATTAACAATCACCCGTTCACATACGGTGATTGGATAGTAGCTCATAACGGTATTATCAGTAATTTTGAGAGTTTATGTAGAGAGTATTTTCCTGACGAAGATTTTACCGGTAGGACAGACAGCTGTATTATACCGCGTATGTTAGAAATTAAATTAAAAGTTTCAGAAGCTATGGAATCTCTTAAAGGTACATACGCTATATGGGCTTTTAATAACAAACACAAGAAAACTTACTTAGCCAGAAGTGCGAGTACATTATTTGCTAATCCGGTTACAGGGTGTTTTTCGTCTACCGAGTTTGAAGGCAGCGAATCCTTAAATGAGGGGATTGTTTATGCAATACAGGATTACGATTGCATAGTACCAGCAGGAAGATTTAAACATAAGTCTCCGTACTTTATATTCTAAATATAAATATGGCCACAAAAAAATCCGTTACCGACCGTAATACAGCTATAGACTATATTAACAGAGATATAGTAAATGTAAAAGAAGATCTTGCTAATATAAGTAAGATTGTAAGGGATGGAAATGGGCACCCAAGTTTAATGCAGCAAGTAGCAACTATTAATAATGATATTACACATTTAAGAGCTGAAATAGAGGGTAGGTTTGGGGAAACCCGAGACTTAATGGAAGTATACCATAATGAAATGTATTCTGCTATTAATAAATGTGAAGCAAAACATCAAAAACAACAAGGTTTGCATTGGCATATGCAAACAGCTATTTGGGTTGCATTAATAAGTAGTGTTACTGATTTATTAATACATTTTTTCGGTAAATAGTAGTAGATTTATTTTTATAAACCTTTATACTGTAAGCACTATATGAAAGGCTTACAGCTAAACACAGAAGAAAAACAACTCCTAGTAGAATCACTATTGTTTACAGCTCATTGTGATGTGTGTTCAGACCACACCGTTACCCATCGCAAGCGCTTGCTTGAATTAGCAGAAAAAATTAATGATAGAAATAACAAGCTACACAATATTTATCTGTATTCTACCGGGGTAACTGAAGACACTTCAGTTAATGAACTAACTCGTAGGTTTCCTAACATACCTTTAGAAACTGTTATTCAAGACTAATGAACGTATATATCGGTTTTTGTTCTACTGCAGCTTCTTATTCAGATCTTAAGAATAAAAGCAAATACACCATTGTTAATAGTGAAAACTTAGATAGTGTTAAAATTGTTAACGGTACTTTTAATAACAAAACCGCTATCGCTAAAGTATATAACTCTTTTATTGACACTTACAAGAATGAAGATTGTGTGTTAGTGTTAACACATGATGATATTGTTATAACTGATAAAAACTGGACAGGTAAACTACATCAAGCACTTGAAAAGTACGACGTAGTGGGGTTAGCAGGTGGATTGAACCCAAAAATACAACCACCAGTGTTATGGCATATAATGTGTCCCAAGGAAGACTTAAAAGGCAGTGTTAACCATGTTGATTTTAACAATAATAATGTGTTTAACACACATTTTGGTAAAAACGGTAGAGTAGCCCTCTTAGACGGTTTGTTTTTAGCGTTTAACCCTAAAAAAATATTTGAAGCCGGGGTTAAATTTGATGAAACATGCCCAGCTAAGTTTCACTTTTATGATTTAGACTTTAGCCTACAATGTAATAAAGCTAAATTAAAATTAGGTACTACAAATATCGCAGTTACCCATGCTTCACCAGGTTTGAGAAACTATACAGAAGAATTTAACTTGGGGCAGGATTGGTTTTTAGTTAAAACAAGATCTGGAGCTTATTAAAATTTATACTATAATTTAACTTATGATTATTACAGACCAAAATATATATAACGGAGACTTTATTCACAAACGTTTTGCTTACAAGTACTTTAGAGACAAAACTCTGGCTGTGGGTAATATTGTTAGTTATGTAGCTCCTGTAGAGGTTACATTAAACCTTATTGACTTAGAAGATTCTTTAGAAAAAGACTATATCTATAGTGATTCTATGATTAATTTCTGCTGGGAAATACCTAACTTAGACCCGTTCGGTGCGGTATGTTTTCAGCGCTTGTTTAATACAGCAATTGCTAATATCTTACACGCCTATATCAAGAAACCTATTGAAATGAAGGGCGATGACTTGATCGTACACGCTGAACATAATCAAGGCGGTATTGTACAACAAAAAGGTAAAGCTTCTGTTAGTATTACATACTCTAAAGACAATGTAGCTATTGGACATACCGGTATTAATATTAGCGCAGGTAAAAAAGCTCCTGCTTTTGCGTTTAGCACTAATTTAAAACCTGAAGACGCTGAAAAATTCCAAGTACAAGTGCATCAGCAATTTTATCAAATGGTAGACAACATTTTTGTTGCTACTGCTAAGGTAATTGTTTAATGTTTGACTATTTAAACAAGATTCTTTATAAAGCTAAAGAATCTGATATTAGTAATCTTAATGAGGATAAGGAATTTCAACCATTCCTTATCCAGCGTTGGTGTTCTATGCATTCAACACCAGTTGCACAGATTATTAATGATACTACTAATAGATATTGGGGATGTTACGAAAATAATAAAGACTGGTACGTAGCATTAAAAACTGTTATCCCTAATTGTAAGTTTAAGAGAATCAGTTATATTAAAAAGTCTAAAAAAGAAGCAGTTAAAAAGAATACTGAAAACATTAGAAAGGTTGCCAATAACCTTGAAATCTCTGTCAGAGAAGTAAATCAGTATATAGAGCAATTTAATTTACAAATACCAAATGAAGAAAAATCTACAACATAAAATTGAGCGGGATATTAAACGGAGTGGTTTAAGCCGTTCCGAACAGCATAAAGCACTTGAAGCTAACGAACAAGTTGAAACAGATAACACAAAAGGTTTGGTAAGACTTGAAAATTATCTTGGTTCAGACTTAAATCTTACAGATTGGACTCTTACGTCTTTGTTAGACGACCTTTTAATGTGTCAATTTGCGGATTGTAACGAAGATAACACTGAAATTATGAGAGAAGGTATCTTTGTACCCTCTAACGTAGTGCAATCTGCTTGGCGTGTAGCTAAAGTTATTATTGCCGGGCCGCGATGCAAAACTAAAGTAGGAGAACATGTTATATTTCCGAGTAACTTTGGTTTAAAATGCGCTAAAATGAACGGATTAAAAAACATTGTGTTTCTCAACGAAGAACGTATTTTTGGTAGAGCTATGCCTAATACTAAGTAATATGGATGTCGCCAGACACATTAATACGAATATTAAACACCCATGCTGTTGAATTAAAATTCACCAGACGTAGACCTTTACCCGGTAACGAATTTAGAAGAATGTTTGCCACTAACGATACAAATTTACTCAACAGTGTGCCAGGTCGCTTAGCATTAAATTTTCACGGAGCCCCTAAACATTTAAAATTCAGTCCGGAGCAAAAAGGATTAGTAATGACCTGGGATATTTTTATGCAAGACTTTAGGTTGGTTCCTGCTGAAAGTGTTGAAGTCGTAAGAGTGATCAAGACAACCCCACCAGACGAATTCTGGGAATATTTTAACCGAGTACTATCTAAGATGCCAGAATCTCAAAAAGTGGCATTTATGCACACATGACCGACAATATTGACAATTTACTCAAACCTTTACTACAAAAAGAGGTTACCTTTAACTTTAAGCATAAAACTTATAAAAGTGGCAAACTTCTTTTGTATAAACTATCAGGCAACTACCTTTCTTTTATGTTGGTTAATGAAAAAAAGAAAGAAACATTTGAAATACCATTTCCTTACTCAGCTGAAGAGAATAAAGGCAAAGTAAATTTTGATTATAGGTTAGAAACGTTAGCTGAAAACGACTTTGAATTGTTAATTGCCCTTAAGGGAGTAACTAAAGTCAAAAATAGTCGGTTTTATGATAGTGTGTTGACGATTTCGGCCTTGTAAAATTATAAAGGTACTGTATACTGTACCTTTAAATAAATGAAGTTAGCAAAACCATTGATTAGTTACTTTCCTACTGGTAGTACGCCTCGCGAACACCAAATTGCCGGGTTAAACCAGATAGATGAAGCAATAAAGTCTGGTGCTAAATTCATTGTAGTACAAGCACCTACCGGTTCGGGTAAATCATTTTTTAGTAAAACACTATCCAACACTACTAATGAAGCAGACTCAGAATATGCAAAATTAGTTAATAATTATCAAGCGTTTGATAAAGATTTCCCACCTGTTTTTAATCGTTTTCCTAATCACGGGTTATTTGCTTTGACTACTACTAAGGCGTTACAAGATCAGTACGGTGATTTGTTTGAAGATAGTACAATTTTTAAAGGTAAAACCAATTATCAATGTGAAATTGATGATAGTTTTACAGTAGATCAAGCACCATGTGTTATTTCACCTAATCAAAAGAAAAGCTGCTGGAATAACTGTACCTGTCCGTACTACGAGATGCGTAATGAAGCGTTAATTGATAAATTTACTGTTTTAAACTACGCGTCTTTCTTTAATTTACCCGATCATGTCAAGAGACGTCAAATTATTGTGTGTGATGAAGCTTCAGAACTGGAAGACGAAATCGTAAAAAACTTTTCTGCTGTAATCAACTACAAGTCTTTAGCGTATCTTGATGTAAAATACGAAAAACTCACCACTGAAACACCTAAAAAAGTTTTAGGGTGGTTGTTAGACGTGCAAGGCTCAGTAGAAGACGCTATTGATAGTTTTAATGAGCGTTCACGTTTTGAGAAAAACAAGATTGAACTGGGTAAACAAAGACAGCGTAAAGATCTTTGCGATGCTATCAAGCATACTATTAACCACTGGGACGATGCGCAGTATATTGTTGAAAAAGACGCCGAAAAAGTCATTGTAACACCGTTAAAAATTGATAGACTCACTCATTGCTTATTTGATTTTGCTGAGGTCATCGTTTTAATGAGTGCCACCATTGTAGGTCGTGATATTTTCACTAAAAATTTAGGTATTACTGATTACGAATATATAGAAGTACCTTCAACTTTTGACCCAAAACGCAGCCCAATAATAGTTGGCGACAAACTTCCCTTAGGCCAGAAGTACATTGATAAGAATTTAGGTAAAGCAATAGAAGAGTGTGTAAAAATTGCTAATTACCACAAAGATGAAAAAGGTATTATACATACTCACACGTTTAAAATTACTCAAGAATTGCAAAAAAAACTAAACGGTAGAAGATTTTTGTATAGAGAAGAGGGTACTACCAATGAAACCATTGTAAAAGAGCATTATATACGTACAGACCCTACTGTTTTGATAAGCCCTTCATTGACTATGGGGTTAGACCTTAAAGGAGACCTGGGAAAGTGGCAAATTATACTAAAATTACCTTACTTACCATTAGGGAACAAGAGAATTAAGATGCTACAAGAGCAAAACCCTGACTGGTATCGTATGAAAATGCTTATTACCTTAATCCAAGCTGCTGGAAGATGCACCAGAACTAAAGAGGATGAAAGCTGTACATATATTATAGACGGATTAGCCAGTAAAATTATAGACGAGTGTAGAGACAAATTACCAAAACACTTTTTAGATAGAATATATAAAAGTGCGTAAGTATAGTTTGTGCAACTATACAACTATCACTGGGAAATTAAGGATTTACTAACGCAATTTTTACAGGCGTTTGATGGTGCTATAGTTAAACGGTTTGATAACCAGCGTAATCCAGGAGCAGCAATAGCGGTTCGTTATGTATATTCTCCAAAACAGAGAGTTCTGTTTGATATGGTTGATAAAGCGCAGACGTTAACGCTTCCTGTGGTAGCATTTAGTATTAGTTCAATATCTCGTGATGTTAGTAGAGTCTTTAATAAACTTGACGGCTACTATTTTAACGTTAATTCTACCGATACAGCCAGTGTGCATACTTTGCAACCTGTACCGGTTAATATTGCAGTTAACATAAGCATTATTGCAAAGTTTCAAACTGATATGGATCAAATTCTTAGTAATTTCGTTCCATGGAGCGATCCGTATTTTGTTATTTCAGTTACAAATGAAACAATGCCCAATACTGAAATTAGAAACGAAGTATTGTGGGACGGTAACCTAAAAATGACTTATCCGACCGACATACAAAGTAATGATCGGTATAGACTCACTTGTGACACCACGTTCACTATTAAAGGCTGGTTGTTTAAATCTGAAGTTGGTCCAGTTGGTAGAGTGTTTAAAGTAGATTCTAATTTTTATGCAGTTTCTGCAATACCAGAAAATGAAAGTGCATACGGTTCAATTTACAACGCATTAAACTATACTATTGACACTCCGTACAATGAAACTGTAACTGTTTCAGCTCGTCCATATACTAATTTTACTGATCGCTGGATAACGCCTACAAGTTTATCGGGTAGCTGTACTCTGTTAGGAGATATGTACAATTATACTAACGGA